TTCCTCTTGACATGGATGACGCACGGCCTAACCCAGAGGGTGCCCCTCAAAAGCTACCGCTCAAGACAAATCAAAGAGCGAAGGGCAGCGGCAGAAAAGCGTCAAAAAGCGGCGAAAAAGCATATGAAACCTACGGTTCTGGTGGCTCGATGAAAGTCAAAGGCTACGGCGGCGGTGGCTCTTGCCGTGGTGCAGGTAAAGCCATTCAAGGCACTAAGTTTTGCGGAGTTAGGTAATGCCGGGGTACGCCCCCTCAAAAGGAACAGGTTCCTCAATGGGAACACAGGCTGGCACCTTTGGTGGTGGCGGCGGTAAAAACACGGCGGCTGAATCTTTCCGTTCTTCTGAAGCACAGAAGATGGGCGGTGTTTCCACTTTCACAAGCCCCGGTGGCAAGCTTAATCAAGCTCAGTTTAATAAAGCTACTGGACGCACAGCTACAAATCCTCATGGTTATGCACCAACAACACCAGTAGGTAAATTCTTTGCTAAAGTCTTTGGGCCAGAAAATCTTGATTATACTAACATCTATGGAAAAGAGGGTATTGCCACTTTGAATGCATTAGCTCTCGATGTCTTCAACAATCCCACGGCTGAAACAAACATTCTTGGTCAGGCAACAGGTGCTAACCCAGACCTAGGCATTGCTAGAAGCGGCGTACAGCCGGGGCAATATACCAGCATGGGTACAGCAAAAAGCTATCGCCAAGATCTTTCTATGCCGGGAAGAATTGCAGCGGGTTTAGCTTCACTCTTTGGCCCATTTGGTTCGGGCTATGCAATCAGCGAAGGCACTAAGGTCACGGGTATCGAGGACACTGTTCCGATCAGCGCAAGAACAGGTCAGCCTCTGTCGGAAGCAGGAACTGGCACACTTAGCTTCCTCGGTGATATTATGACTGGTGGTCAGAGTCAGTATGTCGGTGGCAAAACCAAAGGTATGGTTGACCGCATGATGGACTTTTTCACCCCAAATCAGCAGACAACAGATATTCAACCTTCTGACGTTGCGGTCAATCCAATGTCTGCATATTCGGAAACAAGTCGCCCAGCCTCTGGTGTGCCTCAGTTAGGTGTCACAAGCTACGGAAGTCCAATGGCACAAGTCACTGCACCAGCTACAACTAAATCATATTCATCCACTCCAAACCGCGCTGACATGATGGCGTTTAATTTTAGCCCAACAGCTAGCAGCCAAGTTGCAGTATCGCCGGGTCAAGCAGTATCGCCTACCTCAAGCCTGACTACTACAAAAGCCCAAGAACAAGCAATCTCTTCATCTAGACAAGCAGCGGCTTTATCTAATGCCCCTACAATATCGCTAGAACTCTCTTACAGTGAAGCCAGCCCTGCGGAACAAGCCATGATTGCAGCGGAACTTCAGCAAAGAGCAGCGGAAGGAGATGATTATGCGGGGAGCTTGGTAGAAGTACTAGGCCCGTCAGGCGTTCCCGCACCCCCTGCTCGTCCGGGTCGGTTCTTGGGATCGATGGGTGAGCCACTCGATTTAATCCCTGCAAGTTTTGACATATTAGGAAACCCAGCACTATGAAAATCGAAATTAAATTAATACCAGACGGATTAGATCTGGCAAAAGAGATTCAGGATGGAATGCCTGTCGATCGGATGACCGAGTCGGAAGAAGGCTTCACCTGCCCTATTGCAACGCAGGACGTTGAAACCAACGAAGAGAACCAGCGTTATGCAATCAAGGAAGATCAGTATGGCCCAGCCGTGAACCCAGAAACATCCTGTGGTGAATGCCGCTACTTCAACATCTCACCTGAGATGCAGCAGTGCATGAAGGACGAATCTGGTGAGGTTGGTTACTGCCAGCTGCTAAAGTTTATGTGTTCTGCCGCCAACTCCTGTGCGGAGTTTGAAGAAGGTGGACCAATCACAAGCGTTGACTACGAATGAACGTCTCAGATTTTATCGTAAAGTATAGGAAAAGCTTGCAAAATCGGATAGAAGACATTAGTTTGTCTCTATCAACTGGTGGTTGTTCAAGTTATGACGACTATCGCGCAATGGTTGGGGAGATTCAGGGACTCTCTTTCGCATTGGATGACTTACAAACCCTGCTCAAAAAGGTAAACCATGACGAAGACTCTCTTAGTACCTGACTACATAGTCGAACAACAAAGAGCAAAAAAAGAAGCTGAAGAAAAAGCCAAGCAAAAACCGCTGAGTGAGAGAGTCCCACAACCTACAGGATGGCGCATTTTGGTAATGCCTTACACTGGTAAGGAAAAAACCGACAGCGGCATCTACATTCCTGACAATGCCAGAGATCGAGAAGCGAGAGCCACGGTTGTGTGCTACGTCGTCAAGGTCGGGCCGTTGGCTTACAAAGATCCAGACAAGTTTGGACCTGAGTCTCAGCCTTGGTGCAAGGAAGGGGATTGGGTGTGCATTGGAAGATATGCTGGTTCCCGTTTCAATATTGAGGGCGGAGAAGTACGCATCATCAACGATGACGAAGTCATTGCAACCATCGTCGATCCAGACGATATTAAAACATACGGAGTATAGTATGCAGGGATTACCACAGGAAAAAGAAGAACTCGACATCATTGAGACCGATGCTGACGAGGAAATTGTAGAACAGGAGGACGCGCAAGCGGAAGTCTCCGAAGCACAGGAAGACGAGTTAGAACAATACTCTGACTCTGTGCAGAAACGGATTAGTAAATTAACCCACCGTTACCGCGAAGAAGAGCGTCAGCGTCAAGCGGCTATCGAGTATGCAGAAGCTGTCAAGAAGCAGAACGACGAGTTGCAAGCTCGTCTGGATAAACTTGACCAGTCCTATGTTGGTGAGTTTGGCAGTCGTGTTGATTCACAGGTTGCCGCTGCCAAGGAAGCATACAAGAAAGCTTATGACGAGGGCGATGCTGATAAGATGTTCGAAGCACAGCAGAACATCAGCAAGCTTGCACTTGAACAAGCTCGTCTTGAACAGGTTCGTCAGCAGCGCGAACAGATGGCTGCTCAACCACGCGAAGAGCAAGTCGTACCGCAGCAACGTCAGGCTCAACCTCAACAACAGGTACAGCCTGACCCTAAAGCGGAGCAGTGGGCACAGAAAAACGATTGGTTTGGTCAAGATCAAACTATGACATATGCAGCTTTTGGCATACATCGCCAACTTATCGAAGAAGAAGGGTTTGACCCGACGAGCGATGAGTACTATAATGAGCTTGACAAACGAGTTCGTACAGAGTTCCCACATAAGTTTAAGAACCCTGCACGAGATTCTGGACCCAGAGTCGCTTCTGCTGAGTCCACGGCTTCCAAGTCGTCGTCAAAGGGGCGCAGAACAGTCAAACTGACACCTTCGCAGATTGCTATTGCGAAACGCTTGAATGTTCCGCTTGAAGAATATGCAAAGTATGTGAAGGAGTAAGATTATGGCTACATCAAACAGAACGCCCCGCGAGGCGGAAACTCGCGCAACTAAGTCCCGGCGTAAGCCATGGGCACCGCCTTCGAAGTTGGAGGCACCACAACCACCAGCAGGGTACGCACACCGTTGGATCAGAACTTCCATTCGTGGAGAGGATGATAAAACAAACGTACATGCCAAGCTGCGTGAGGGCTGGGAGCCAGTAAGGGCTGACGAATATCCAGAAATGGAAGGACGTTACCCTGTCATCGAAGAAGGCAAGAATGCTGGAATTATCGGCGTAGGCGGATTAATGCTGTGTCGTATTCCAGAGGAAACGGTCGACGAAAGAACTGAATATTATCGGGAGCAGACCCGCAACCAAATGCGTGCCGTTGACGAAAACCTGATGAGGGAACAACATCCCTCGATGCCTATGTTTAATGATAGGCAAAGTCGTGTAACCTTCGGGGGCAAGAAGTCCTCCGAATAACTTTAGGAGTAAGCAATGGCTAATACTAATGGAGCCTTCGGCCTCAAGCCGATTAATGCTGCTGGTAGCGCACCTGCTACACAGGGCACAAATGCATACTTCATTGGCAGCACTGCCTCCGCGATCTATCAGGGTTCTCCGGTAAAGGCTGACAACGGTGGAAGCATCGTTGTTGCGTCTGCAACTGGGGACACTGAAGCTCTCGTAGGCGTATTTGCTGGCTGTGAGTATGTTTCCGCTTCAACAGGAAAGAAGACTTTCTCAAACTACTGGCCCGGCTCTGGTTCTGCCGACACAAATTTCGACATCATCGGATATGTGTATGACAGCCCAATGCAGCGCTTCATCGTTTGTACAGATGCTTCTATCACTGATGAGGCAACCGCTAAAGCTGCTATCTTTGAGAACGCAGCTATGTCTAGCGGTGCAAGCGGTAGCGCAACAACTGGTATTTCCAGTGCCGCAATGGACGTTGACGGACTCTCATCCGCTAATACCTCCCTTCCATTGAAGGTTGTTGGTATTCAGAAGGATGTAGACAACGAAGACTTCGCTGCTGCTGGTATCCAGATGATTGTAATGATCAACAACCATGCATTGCTTCAGGCTGATTCTGAAGCAGCAACATCATAAGGGGGATTAGATTATGGCTATTTCTCGCGCACAACTTGCCAAAGAACTAGAGCCGGGTCTCAACGCCCTCTTTGGCATGGAATACAACCGTTATGAAGGTCAGCATGCTGAAATCTTCGACACCGAGTCATCTGATCGGGCATTCGAAGAAGAAGTTATGTTGAGTGGTTTCGGGGCAGCCCCAGTTAAAAACGAAGGCACCGGGATCTCCTATGACGATGCAAACGAGGCTTATACCGCTCGGTATAACCACGAGACCATCGCTATGGGCTTCTCAATCACCGAAGAAGCTGTTGAAGACAATCTCTATGATCGTCTGGCTTCTCGTTACACCCGTGCACTGGCTCGTTCCATGGCACACACCAAGCAGGTGAAAGCCGCTAACGTACTGAACAATGCCTTCACTGGCGGCGCAAGCGCTGGTGGTGACGGTAAAGCTCTTTGCGCTACCGACCACCCGCTGACCAACGGTGGCACTTTCGCTAACGAACCATCAACTGCTGCTGACCTGAACGAAACTTCCTTGGAAGACGCTCTGATCAGCATCGCTGGGTTCACCGACGAGCGTGGCCTCATCATCGCCCTGCGCGGTATGAAGCTTATCGTTCCTCGCCAGCTTCAGTTCGTTGCCGAGCGTCTGTTGGTTTCCAACCTCCGTGTTGGTACAGCTGACAACGATGTCAACGCTATCAAGTCCTCTGGCATGCTGCCAGAAGGTTATGTAGTCAACGACTACTTGACCGACACTGATGCGTTCTTCATCAAAACCGACGCTCCAAACGGCTTCAAGCACTTTGAGCGTATGCCAATGGCTACCAGGATGGATCCAGACTTCGACACTGGCAACATGCGGTTTAAGGCTCGTGAGCGGTACAGCTTCGGCTTCTCCGACCCACGCGCCGTGTTCGGTTCACCGGGCGCAGCCTAAGTAACCAACACCCTTAGTTTTGTCTTTGGGTTAAGAGGGCGGCTATCGTTTGATAGCCGCCTTTCTTTGTGTTATACTCGGCTATCCCTGACAGCCCCATGGTGGGGCTGACACTAGCCACGACAGGAGATAGACATGGCTAACACTACTTTCAACGGTCCCGTCCGTTCCGAAAACGGATTCAAAGAAATCACAAAAAACGCAACAACTGGTGTAGTAACTGAAAACATTTCAATTACTCATGACGGCACAAACAGTGTTGTGATCATCTCTGACTTACCTACAGCTGACCCTGAAGTTGTTGGTCAGCTCTGGAGCAACTCGGGCGTCGTAACCGTATCCGCTGGTTAATAGGAGGCTACTATGGCTGGTCCAGTAAAAGCCTACAATGCCTCGGGCGTCGGAGCCGTAGGCCCCGCACGTTCACGGATTAAGCAGATTGGTGTTTATTGCACAGCTGCGGGGGCATTCACCATTACCAATGGTAGCGGTGGTGCAACACTCTTGCAGCAGAAGTTTCCGGCTGGGCATACATTGCTCAACATTCCCGGAGACGGTGTGATTGCTGATGCTGGCGTTTATGT